ATATTAAATATCTTTGTATCTGATTTTATTACTTATTTGCAAGATCTTGAAAGCCAAAACGGTTGGATTAATTTAAAAATATATGAGAGGGATAAGGTAGCTGTAAACGGTTTAACGCTTGAATTGAAACAGTTAAGGCCTAAAACAGACAATTTGCAGTAATTTTATAAACAAAGAAATTCAAAGCATGAATATTGAATTAATACAGGCAAGCGCAAAGAAAACAAAGAATAAAGGACGTGGGGGGTTTCGAGCCAATGCCGGCCGCAAAAAGAAACCGGATGAAAGCGAACTAATGGAGCAGCTGTATCCCTTGCAAGGCATTGCAATGGCAGCGCTTGAACAAGGATTAAGCAAAGGTGATCCTAAAGCCATGGACATATTTTTTAGGTACTTTTTTGGCCTACCAACCCAACGCATTGAGTCTAAGGTAGAGGGTAATCTAAATCAGGTGAACATTGAAGTGCTCAGGCCACAATCGGAAACACTAAAAAAGGTAAGTTAATGACAAGTTGACAAGGTTTGTTGAACTTTCCTATTTAACATAATAGTAGTTATTTACGGGGAAAAACAAAATATAACACATATGACATGTTGGCATAACTTAACCGGCAAAGGTTGACCTGTAAAGCGGCCGGATACGATGACCGGATTTAAAAGGATTTTCGATCGGCCAGGGGCGGGGTAAAACCTCAGAAATGAAATTAGTGAATCCAAACATAAAACATCCGTTATACGATGACCCCCATTTGCGCCATACTTTTCAACCCCAAAACCCAAACTGAAATTTTAATTTTTACTGAAATATGGAAGTAAGCTTACAGACGAACAAGATATTCGACATCTTAACGGATAGCGATAAGCGCATAACGGTGATGCAAGGTGGCAGTCGAAGCGGAAAGACTTACAATATACTTATCTGGTTCATTATCAAGCTATTGCAGGAGGATGGCAAAACCCTTACAATAGTTAGGCAATCGCTTCCATCCATCAAGGGTACGGTTCTCCGTGACTTCATTGACATACTATCCCGTATGGAGATATACTCTGAAGACAACCACAACAAAACTGACCAGATATATAGCTTAAATGGAAATATTATCGAGTTTGTGTCTGCTGATCAGCCTCAGAAGATTCGTGGCCGTGCCCGTGACTACCTGTTCTGCAATGAGGCTAACGAATTGACCTATGAGGCGTGGATGCAATTGATTATGCGTACAAGTGGTAAGATAGTGATTGACTATAACCCTTCCGACTTGTCATCTTGGATTTACGATGATGTGATCCCCAGAACTGATGCTGACTTTTACATAACGACCTTCCGTGATAACCCATTCCTACCACCTGAGCTCATTTCAGAGCTAGAGAGGTTAAAGGATGCTGACCCGAACTACTGGCAGATTTATGGTCTAGGTGAAAGGGGTCTCTCTCAGGATTTAATCTATTCGCATTGGAGAACAACTGAGCAGATGGTTGACGATGATGAAGGTGAGGTGGTGTACGGGTTGGACTTCGGATTTAATGTGCCAACGGCTCTTGTCAAGGTTGTCTTCCACGAAGGGAACGCTTATTGCAAAGAGATGCTCTACGAGACCAAGCTCACTACTGAGGATTTGGTAGACCGCTTAAAGACTTTGAATATCAGTCCGTATGACGATTTGTACTGCGATGCTGCCGAGCCAAAGACGATAGAGGCACTTGTCAGGAGTGGGTTTAATGCCAAGCCAGCTAACAAAGATGTTACTGAGGGAATTAGGACTGTAAAAGCCACTCCGTTGTTTATATTAAATGAAAGTGTAAATTTGTTGAAAGAAATCAAAAATTATCGGTGGAAAACCGATAGAAATGGAAATAAATTAGATATGCCCGTAAAATTTGGCGATCATATCCTTGATGCCTTACGATATGGGATTTATTCCAAAATAACAATTCCCAAGGTGACTTGGGGAGCAATTTAAAGATAATGGGCGTATTCGATAGGTTGTTCAATAATACAAAGGGTATCAATCCAAATGTGAACGTGACGGCTCAGATGCGTGGCATCAATGGTGCGGTGTTGCAGGATTATGAGGATGGTAAGTATGTGAACGAGGGTTATTTGGGCAATGCTGACGTTTACGCTATTGTGACATTCCTCTCACGCAAGGCCTCTTCCATCCCTTGGTACGTTTATAAGCTGAATGATACACCTAAAGGCAGGACTGAGCTGAGTAAGTACAAAACGATGAGTCGAAACATCGGGCAGCGTGGCTCGTATGAGGCGGCAGTGAAGGCAAGGAAGAACGCTTATTCAGAAAACATTGTTGAGAACAACGAATTGGCGAGGCTGCTTGAAAGACCTAACCAATACCAGGCCCAAGACCAATTCCTTGAGAATTTGTTCGGGTACCGTTTTCTTTCCGGTGAGGGGAACGTTTATGGCAATGATGGTCGGTTGGGCGGTCAATTTACCGAGTTAAACGTACTTCCGACTCACTTTCTTGAGATATACCCTGATCCGAACGACCTGTACGGGTTGCTTGGTTATAAACTTATGGTGAGTAGAGGTATTGATCTACCGAAGGACAATGTGATGCAATGGAAGACGTGGAGTCCAGATTTCAATGACGTTACCCGTAGCCATATGAGAGGAGTAAGTCCACTCAGAGCAGCATATAAGACATTGCGCATGAGCAACAACTCAGCGGATGCCTCTGCAATGATGACTGCCAATGGCGGGGCGAAGGGTGCAATAACGCCAAAGCCTCTAGGCTCGATAGTGCCTAATTTTACCATTGAGCAGGCTAATATAATTAAGAGGGCGGTCAATGAAGACATCAATAGCGTGGATAATAAAGGCAAGGTTGCAGTATTGCAGACCCCTTGGGATTACCTCAATTTTGGCTTGTCTTCTATTGACATGGAGCTAGTTAAGACTATGCAGATGAGCTTGCAGCAGTGGTGCCGTGTGTTTGGCCTTCCTGCTGTTATTTTCGATACAGACACATCAAGCTACAATAACTACCACAATGCGATGCGTGACCTTGTCACCAACACCATTGTGCCTATGTGCTGCTCCCTTCGTGACGAGCTTAATAAGTGGCTTGTTCCGAGGTATGGCAGCGAATACTATATCGACTTCGATATTACAGCTCTGCCAGAAATGCAGCAGGACATGGAGCGTATGGTTCGTTCACTGCGTGATGCTAACTGGCTGACTATGGACGAGAAGCGTGTGGCAATGAATTACAGCGAGAAGGGTGGTGCATGGGATATGAGCTACATCAATCAGGGATTAGTTCCGATTGAACAGGCAATGATGGACTTAAGCATAAGTGATGATAACAGCAGCAACAACGGACAGCGAGATATGGGCGATCGTGATGACGAGATTTCCGAAAATCCCAACGGAGAGGACGTGTAGGACAGAGATGATGACGAGGGCAGAAGTGAGGCAGAGTTATAAATTAAGACTATTAGATGAACGCAATGCAGCGCAGCGAATATTGGCTCAAGATGGAGCGGATGCGGAGAGTGGTGGAGCGTAAGTATACGCCCATCATTACGGAGGTGTTGCTGAAGGAGTTCGATAGCTTTGCTAAGAGCGTTAAGCGTGATGGGCCAAGTGCAGCGATGAGTGGATTGGGAGCGGTGGTTTGGGATACGAAGATAATGGCAGTGATGAGTGATATGTATAGAGAGGTTGCAGTTCAGTTCAGTAATAGTGCGTACAGGGCTGTTGGGATAGAGAGCAGGAAGGCGTATAACCCGTTTAAGCTGAATAGCACGTTCCTTGCGGAGATCATGCGTTATCTATCACAGTACGGGTTTTACATTGTGGCTTTTATAACGCAAACGACTAAAAAGAAACTTATCAGCCTTGTGAATGCTGCGGTGGCGGTTGGAGCGAGTGTGGATGATATCGTGAATCTTATTGTGAGCAAGGAGATGGGTGAATACGCTAGGATGAGGGCAAGGATGATAATTAGGACAGAGGTGATGAGAGCTAGCAATTACAGCGTGTCTATGGGGGCCACAGAGCATCAGTTCCAAGTGGACAAGATGTGGGTGAGTATGCGGGATGCGAGAACGAGGCGCATACCTAAAGACCAATACGACCATTGGGACATGGACGGGCAAGTCAGACCACTTGATGAACCTTTCCAGAGCTTTGACAAGTTAGGTCGGGTGGTGTTGGCAGATATGCCTGGCGATCCAAAAGCACCTAAAGGCTTTCTGATAAATTGCAGGTGTACGGTGGCGTATGTGCCGAGTAGGGATGCAAATGGTAGATTAATAATGAAATTATAGATATGCCAATATACGAATGCGGTAACGGCAAGTATAGGATAGGAGACGGTGAGTGTATGTACACAAACCGAGCAAGTGCCTTGAGAGCTTACCAAGCTTATTTAGCTGAAGAGGAGGATGAGGATTATGAGGATAACCACAGCAATAACGAGAAAGCCGAAACATATAACGATTACCCAGAGGCAGCGAGCAATAACGCAAAGAAAGTGTTACGATGGAGGGAGGAGTATGGTAATGAAGTACGGGGGATGACTGCCGTAGGCTGGAATCGTGCTAACCAATTAGCTAATAAAGAGCGTTTAAGCCGTGCAACAATAGCCAAAATGGCTGCATTTGAGAGGCATAGACAGAATGCTGAAGTGGCACCAGAATTCAAAGATACCCCTTGGCGTGACAATGGTCATGTGGCTTGGCTTGGTTGGGGCGGTTCAGCAGGAGTAGAATGGGCACAAAGAAAATTGAACCAAATAGATAACAAAAATAAGAGTATGATTTACACATATAAGGCTGCGAGGCTTGAGTTTAAGGATGTGGATAGCAAGAAAATGACCGTGAGTGGTTATTTCTCTAAGTTTGGCAATGTGGATAGTGACGGTGATATAATGATGCCAGGGGCATTTAAAAGGAGCATTGCTGATTGGGGGCCGGAAGGCAAGCAGAGGATTAAGCACTTGATGAACCACAGACCTGATCAACCTCTAGGCAAGATAACAGTTTTGAAGGAGGATAGCTATGGCCTGTATTACGAGAGTGAATTAGTAAAGACTACTTTTGGTATGGACTTTATTAAGATGGCTGAAGGCGGGATAATAACAGAACATAGCATTGGATTCAATACGCTCACTGAGAATAAAGGGGCAATGGGAAATGAGATAAAGGATGTCAAGTTGTTTGAGGGTTCTTCTCTGACAGCTTGGGGTGCAAATATGGATACGCCATTCCTAGGTTTTAAGTCAGAAATGGACATAAACGAACTTAAGCAAGAAATTCGTATTTTTGAAAAGTTTATACGCAATACCGATGCATCTGATAATGTAATCGATTTGTGTGTAATCAAAATTAGGCAATTAGCACAAGCGGTAGAGAAATTAAGTAGCACGAAGGCAACAGCAAATGAGCCGGAGCAGCCAAAGGTTGATAATACGCTTGAGAAAAGTTTAATATCTATTCTCAAACAGTTTTAAAATCAACAAATGGAAAATTTGAAAGAGTTCCAAGCTGCTCTGGAACTTAAAATGAACGAGCAAAAACAAGAGGTGGCTGCCGCTACCGAGAAGGCTGCAAAGTCCTTCGAAAGCAAAGTTGAGCAAATCAACGAAGAGATGGTTAAGGCTAACAAGACTGCTCTTGAGGCTCTTGAGCAAGTTAAGGAAGCTAAGGCTGCATTCGGTAAGATTGCTGCTAAAGAGGAAAATAGGGTTGCAATGTCATACACTGACCACATCAATTCTATCAAGTCTGAAATAGCTGCTGGTATCGAGAAGGGTTATGGTCAAATTAAAGAGGCTGCCCGCACCAATGGTAAGGGTTTCGCTTATGACCTTGATCTGAAAGCTGTTGGTACAATGACCATCGGTAACAACCTCACTGGTTCTGTTTATACTTCTTATGTAGACAACCCATATTTGAGAGCTTTCGTTAACCCACACCTTCGTTCAGTGTTCAACATTGTTCCGGTTTCTACGGGTTCAGTAAGCTTCCCAAGGGGTAACACTCCAGTAGGTGAAGGTTCTTTCGGTAAGCAAACTGAAGGTTCTGCAAAGCCACAGGTTGATTATGACGTAACAGTTGTAAACACTGCCTTGTCATTCATCGCTGGTTACGCTAAGGTATCTCGTCAGATGATTGATGATCTGCCTTTCTTGCAAGCTTACTTGCAGCAGTCACTCATCGAGGACTTCCAAAGAGCTGAAGATACTTACTATCTTAACGCTATCGCTGCTTCTGCAACTGCTGGCTCTTCTTCTGGTGCCAACACTGCTGAGAAGTTCATCGATTACGTTGCTCAGCTTGGTGCCCTTAACTGGACTGCTAACCTCGCTTTGACAACTCACGCAGGTTGGGCCGGTCTTCTGAAGACTAAGCCATCTGATTACTCAGTACCTGGTGGAATGACCATTGACAACAATGGCAACGTTCGTATCGTAGGTATCCCAGTAATTCCTCATAGCTTGGTTACAGCTTCTAAGATTTATGTGATGGATACTTCTAAGTACGCCATTGCTCAGCAATCTGGACTTGCAGTTCGTTCAACTGAGTTCGATCAGGATGACTTCATTAAGAACCTGATTACCTTCCGTTGCGAAGCACGTTGTGAGTTGCTGCAATATCAGCCAACTGCTGCTGTTTACGGAGCAATCTAAAAATAAACGGGGAGAGGAGGGACAGCTCTCCCCACTTTTTTTATGCCATACAGCTACGGATATTTTAAGCAAGAGTATTTTAACCATCTATTTGATAATTTCAAGATAGACATTGAGATATTAGATGTAGGGCCAGGTGCTGGAACGTATGGTAATCTGCTGAATCAGGACTTTAAGTTTATTGACTGCATAGAAATTCATCAGCCTTACCGGTCACAATTCCTGCTTGATAAGATATATCGGAATGTATTTATTGGCAATGTCCTAGAGTTTGACTACGCTTATTACGATTACATCATCCTTGGTGATGTGTTGGAACATATGAGCGTTGATGATGCTCAAAAACTGCTCTTTGATATAACAGATAAGAATATCTACTGCATGGCTGCGGTGCCGTATAGGATGCCGAAAGGTGCTGTTGGAGGCAATGTGTATGAGACACATTTGCAGGATGATTTGACTGTTGAAAACTTTACTGACAGATATCCGATGATGCGAGGCCTATTTCGGAATAGCGAATACGGATATTATGTAAACTATAACTACTTATGAACATAGTCGCATCTATCCACTTGTATCATCCAAGGCACAACTGCGGTGCCGAAGCAATGATGCACCAAGTATTGAAAAGTTTGCAAGAGAAAGGACATAACGTTAGAGTTCTTCTAAATAATGCCAACTTTTACAATATAAAAAATAATTATACGTTTGATGGGGTGGACGTATTCCCTCCCAATCCAAATGTGGTAGAAGGGTTGTATAACTGGGCGCACGTCATATTTACCCATCTTGATTATACGAGATGGAGTATTCACATGGCTGCAATGTATAAAAAGCCGGTTGTGCATTTTATACATAACACGCACTTATACCCAGAGATTGCGGATGCTGAGAAGACTCAATATGTTGTTTACAATTCGCAGTGGGGCAAGGACAAGTTGAATTACAAGTGGGATAATATGGTAATGACCCCTCCCGTGGATTGGAGGCATTATGATACTAAGGTTAATACGATGAAAAGCGAGTATGTGACTTTGATTAATGTGAACGAGAATAAGGGAGGAAAGATATTTACAGAGATAGCTAGAGCGATGCCACATAAGCAGTTTATGGGTGTTCTTGGGTCATATGACGAGCAAGTAACCAGTAATCTGCCTAATTTGAAGTATGTTGCTAATTCTG